AGTTTATAACCAATTAATCACAAATGATTTAATCAAAGAAAAAACTAGTTTTGTAAATGATAAAGGTAAAACAGAATATCGTATCAAGTTTTATGAAGTACCTGAATCACTAGATACTAGTAAACCATTCATTGTGATTGATACTCCATTAGGACCACCAGAAAGTGCTTATTTTGCAGCAAATAAAGAAATGTCACAAACATTCAGTTATCAGATAAATGTTGAAACTACCAACAGAAAATTAACAGATGAACTCTCAAAAGAGATTAAAAAAATTATGTGGGAGAATGATTTCATACAATTATCTGGTGGATTAAATACTTATTTCACTGAAACAAAACGCTTTGTTCAAGCAAGGCGCTATCGAAAAAATACAAAAATTTACGACACTGATTATTAATCGGTGTCTATTTTATTAGGAGGAATATTAAATGCCAGAAACTTACGGTTTTAATAAATTATCAACACGTGTTTTAAAGAAAGATTTAACACCAGATACTACTAAAAAAATTAGAGTATTAGAAGGTGTTCAAGAAGAAGGTGGTCCAGTTAGTTTTGAATTAACTGGATTAGCAAAAGAAGCAGTTAAAGTTTTTGCTGGTGACAGAGAGTACTACTTAGCTTCTAAAGGCGTAGGTGCAGCAGCTGGAAATTTTGGTGTGTTAGATGTGCCAGCAGAAATTGAAGCTGAATGGTTAGGGCTTGTTCAAATGAAAGAAGGTATCGATGGTTTTGGAGACAAAACTGATCCACCTTATGTTGCCGTTTTTGCAGAATCAGAAACCCTATCAGGTGAAGCAATCGCTTGGGCTTTAGTTGCAGGTAAGTTCAATAGAGATGGTTTCTCTTTAGCTACTAAGACTGATGAAGATTTTACTCCAGAACCAGGCGAGTATGTTCATAACGCTGTTACTCGTGAAATCACAGTTGGTGACAAAACAGAAAAAATGAAAGTTCTTAGAGCAGTAGGTACTGCAAACGTTGAAGCACTTAAGACTGCAGTGTTAGGAGAAGCAACAACAGTTCCAGAAGGTTAGTCGAAAGACTAGCCTTTTTTATTTTTGAAAATTACAGGAGGTTTTATTAATGGAAGAAAGAACAATCAAATTAAGTCTTAGAAACAATGATGGAAAAGTTAAAGAATATTTCTGTGACTTTGTTCCTCAATCTAAAAAAATTGATTACATCAGAAAAGAAGCTGAGTTGGAGCAGAAAAATAAAGAATCAGAAAAAGAAACAGAAACTCATGAATATGAAGAGCTTCAAGCTGAATTTGTCGCAGGTTTGTTTGAGAGCGATGAAGTCACTAAAGAAGCTATCTTGAACGGTTTAGATTCTCATGATTTCAAACAAGTTTATGACATTGTTCGATATCGTGTTTTAGGTTTCTCAAGAGAAGAGGATGAAGCAGCAAAAAAAGCGATGATGGAGCAACTGTTACGTGGTCAAGATTTTACGACCTCCAAATAAATCTCATTAAAGACATTATTCAAAAAATCCCTTCTATGACAATAAAAAATGTGATGGAAACGGACTGTTTGGATATTGACGAGATTTTATTAAGTTCTCCAAAAAAATCTAAGAAAAATAAACCAGTTAGAAAGTTAGTGCTTAAAGAAGGAGGTGCTTAGATGTCTGGTGGAACTCCATTAGGTAACATGGTCATTAAGCTAGGTCTTGACGATGCTGAATTTGGAAAAGGTGTTGAGAATAGCAAGAAACAAGTTCGATACCTAGCTAAAGAAATGCAAGCTAACATGAAAATAGCTGATATGGCAGGAAACCAATTAGGCAAACTAGGTTCTCGTTATGATGGACTGACAAAAATAATTAGTGCACAAGAAAAACAAGTTCAAGCTCTTAAAAAAGCTTATGATGAATCATTTGTTGATGGTAAAGCAACTGATTCAACTAAACGATTAGCGACTCAATTACAAGATGCGAATGGAAAGCTTGCGAATTACAAGCAACAACTTTCTAATGTTGAAAAATCTATGATGATGTATTCAGAGAAATCTGAAAAAGCAAAAGAGAATATTAACCATTTGACTAGAGAAATGCAACTTAATATGGAATCAGCAAGTTTACTAGGTAATCAACAAAAAGTAATGGGTGCAAATTATGAAGGCTTAACAAGGATAATGGCCGAGCAAAAAACACATGTTGCGGCGTTGAAAGAAACCTATGATCAGTCATTCGTTAATGGTAAAGCAACAGAAGCAACAAAAGAATTGTCTTTAATGTTAAAAGAAGCTCAAAATGAATTGATTAGAACAGCTGGGAAGACAGCTGAACTTCAAGTAAAGAGTCAAGGTTTTACTGGAGCAATTAACAAGGCTAGTGATTCTCTCATTAAAAATGGTCAAACTATGGAAAACTACGGTGGCAAATTAACTAAAGGTATTACATTACCATTAGTTTCAGGAGCTGCAGCTGTTACTACGGCTGCGGTATCTTGGGAGTCGGCATTTGCCGGAGTTAAGAAAACTGTTGATGAAGTTGTTGACTCAAACGGACGTGTCACTTACTCATACAAAGATTTAGAAAATGGACTAAGAGGTCTTTCTAAAGAACTCCCTTCAAGTCATAAAGAAATTGCTGCTGTTGCAGAAGCCGCTGGACAATTAGGAATTGAGACACCTAACGTAGTGTCATTCACTAAGACAATGATTGATTTAGGCGAATCAACAAGCATGAGTGCCGAAACTGCAGCGACTGAGCTGGCTAGATTTGCTAATATTACTGGAATGTCACAAGACAAATTTAGTAACTTAGGTTCAGCATTAGTTGATTTGGGAAATAATTTTGCCACAACTGAAGGTGAAATTTCCGCGATGTCACTTCGTTTGGCTGGGGCAGGTTCTCAAATTGGAATGACTGAAGGTGAAATTTTAGGATTTGCTGCAGCATTAAGTTCCGTTGGAGTTGAAGCTGAGGCTGGAGGAAGTGCCTTCTCCAAAGTGATGATTCAAATGCAACTCGCTGCTGAAAAGGGTATGGGAGCATTTGATGAGTTAATTAATTTAGGTAATCAAAGTGGTGTTTCATTTGATCAAATGTCCTATGCTGTTCAAAAAGGCGGGAACACTTTAAAAGCTACTGCTGGTCAAATGGGATTGACTAATAAACAATTGAGTTCAATGTACAAAGAAGCGGATAAATCTGCTATTTCATTACAAAATTTTGCAGAAGTAGCTAGTATGACTAATGCTGAATTTGGTAATTTATTTAAACAAGATCCTTCAAAAGCGATTATGAAATTTGTTGATGGTTTGGCTAATGCTGAATCTCAAGGTAAATCTGCAATTGCTGTTTTAGATGATATGGATATTACTGAAGTTCGTTTAAGAGACTCTCTATTAAGAGCTGCAAATGCAAGTGGTGTGTTCTCAGATGCGGTAAAAATGGGTAACAGTGCTTTTAAAGAAAACACCGCACTAGCAGAAGAAGCTGGTAAGAGATACGAAACAACAGAATCCAAATTGAAGATGCTTAAAAATGAAGCAGTAGATGCAGCTATTGACTTAGGAGGTCCTTTTGTTGATGCGTTAAGAGATGGTTTAGAATCTAGTAAACCTTTAATAAAAGGACTTGGAGACTTAGCAACCAAATTTAGTGAGTTAGATCCTAAGACACAAAGAATGATTGTAGGGTTAGTTGGAGGTGCTGCTGCTGCAGGCCCTTTACTTTCAATTACAGGTAAATTGTCACAAAATATAGGTGGTTTAGGAAAAGCTTTTGTTGATTTAAAAGCTAAGTCGGTTAAGAAAAAAGCTATTGCAGAATTATCAGAACAATTAGTTAAAGGAACGGTTAACGCTGAAACTTTAGCAACTGTTTTAGGTGGCGGAGCTACTAAACTAAGTTTATTTGGTAAATCAGCAACTGTTGCAGCTGGCACCGCAGGAACTGGCGGAGTAGCTGGGTTAGGAACATCATTGGTAGCGTTGGCTGGACCAGCAACAATAGCTGTTGCCTCTATAGCTGCAGTCGGCACTGCTTTATACCTAGGTAAAAAAGCTTATGACAATCATCAATTGGCAGGTGCTAAGTGGGGTACGGAAGTAACTAAAGAGCAAGATAAAGTGATTGAGAAATCTTACGAATTGAGAGAAAAAGCTACAAGTTATATCAATGAGTATGCTGATGGTGTGAAAACTTCAGCCGATAAGGCTATTCAAGCTAATCAAGACATAGTGGAGTCTATCCAGAAAACGATTGATAAAGAGTATGAACGTCAAACTAAAAATGCTGAAAAACTGAAAGATGGTCCTATAAAAGATAGTCTGAAACAACAAGCAGAAAACGACAAAAAATATGGTGAACAATTAGTTCACCAAGCTCAAGACAGGGTTAATAAGATTAATACTATTTTGAGTAATGCAAGTAAAAATACTAGAGATATTTCTGATCAAGAACGCCAATACATTGAAGCAAATTACAAACAATTATCTGCTAAACAATTAGAGTTAGCTGGATTTACAAAAGGCGAAATAATTGCTATTGAATCAGCCTACCAAAAAGATTTAACTAAATTCAGTTATAAAGAACTCGAAACAAGGGCTAATAATGTTAGCAAAGCTTTAAATAAAGAACAAGAATCTTATAAAAAAAGTCAAGAAGCTATTTTAGAAGGTACTGAAAAAGGTACCCAAAGGCAGATATCTCTTTTAAAAGAATTAGATACGGAACACAAAAATAGTACCGAATCCATGGTTCTAGGACTTGCTAAACTAAGATTAGAACAAGGTCATTCAATAGAAAGTATGGCTACAGTTTGGGAGCAATATGGTTGGACAGTAGATGAAGTCAATGCTCTTGTAAATAGCAGTATAGAGAAAACAGGAACTAACTTAGATATGTTTGCTAAAGGTATGAGTGAAGCGGACATAGCTTGGAATGAACTAGCGTTTGACCCTAAAACTGGTGAAGTTAAAACCAATATGGCTGATACTTTAGTTGAGATAGCTCAAACAGAGAATGGTTGGAATCAGTTAGAGTTTCTTGCTAAGAATGCAGACTTAACCACAAACGCTAAAGAAGAGATAGCTATTGCGATGGGAGAAGTTGATAAGTGGCAATTTTTATCTTTAGAAGATAAACGTCTGTTGCTAAATAACGATGAAGCTAAGATTAAATTATTTGACACAATAAATGAGTTGGGTATGTGGAATGCATTTAATGCTGACAGAAAACTTTTAGGTGTGGAAAATGCGGATGCTATTTATAAAATGATGGAATCAGCAGATAAATTAAATCAATGGAATTCACTACCACCAGAATTAAAGACTTTACTTGCTGACAATCCAGCTAAACTAACAGTTGAGCAGACAAAACAAGCGTTAGACATCTACAATGCTTTACCAGAAGATTTAAAAATATTGTTAGCTAACAATACAAATGCTGTAAATAATGTGAGTGCCGCTCAAAGAAAAATTATTGATTACAATGAGCAGAAAATCGGAGCTAAACATTTACATGCTACAGCAAATTACGGAGAAGTAGAAGCAGCAAAGAATGCGATTGCTCAGGTTTACAGTAAAAATGTAGTTATTGATGTTGAGTATAGAGGTCGTAGAACAGGTCACACAGCAATTCCAACGTTTAGAGGAACAAATTATCATCCTGGTGGTGACATGATTGTAAACGACCAAAAGGGTTCTCTTTATGAAGAGATAGTTAAATTCCCAGGAAAAGCCGCATTTATCCCTAAAGGTAGAGATGTTTATATACCTAATGCTCCAATTGGAACTAAAGTAATCAAAGCTAGTGATACTAAAAGAATCATGAACAGAATGGGAGTACCTCGATACGCTCAAGGTGTCGGAGTTCCTAAGAATTCTACTTTAGTTAAAGATTTGGAACGTGTTAATTCGAATCATGGAAAACAAACTATTGTCAATCAAAATTTAATTGATTTAACAGAACTTAACAGTAGAGTTGATAGTATTTTAAACTATTTAGAACAAATTCTTCAGAAGAGTTCAGTTATTATGATGGATAAAAAATTAGTTGGTGTTGAAATTGCTGATATCGTTTATGCAGAAAATCAAAAAACTAATAGAACTAAAAATATTATTATGAAAGGTAGGAGCAAGTAATGAGTGATGTTTTTGAAGTTAAATTTAATGATAAACTGTTATCTGATTTTTTATATGTAACATCGATAAAGCGACTACCTGGACCAAAATATAAATCTCGTTCAGAGTCGATAAGAAATAAAAAATATTCGAAATTTTTAGGTATTGAATCTGATTCGTATATTATAGCAATGGATTACTATTTGATTGGTGATTTGTTATCTAAAAAAGAAAGTATCTCTAAAATATTAAATGTAAGAGAACCTAAGAAACTTATTTTCGGTGATCAACCTGATAGATTCTATTGGGCTTTCCCCGAAGTGAGTAATAGTGATGGGGACATATTAGAAGAAGAAGGCACAATTAATTGGGAAATATTCAAAGGTGCATCATTCTCAATTGATGAATCAGTCTACACAAACGAAGGAACAAACAACTATATCTTAATCGACAACAAAGGGACTGAACTTATGTCATTATCGCTAGAAGCTTCATTCTCTAGTGATAATGGCTTTTTAGGTATTCAGAATGATGACATGTCTACTAAAGTATTGTTGGGTACAGTAGAAGAGGTAGATGGCTATGTTTATGATAAGTCTGATTTATTATTTGATGATCACTTTAATATTGACAGAGGTTGGAGATTAAATGATGGTTACACACCACCAGTCACACCAGAAAGGAAACAAGTTGGTACTGTTGAGTATAAAGATAAGCCTTTAGGCTTCGTTAGACCGACCAATTATGGAACTGGTAATTCTTGGCATGGCCCATCTTTAACGAAAACTGTTCCTCTTGATAAAAACGGTAAGTACCCAATTAACTGGCGAAGTGATTTTAGGATGGACTTCAATACTGATGGTGGAGGACCCAACAAGCATAAACAAGTTGGACATGAATCAGTTTCTTTTGCAGATGCTTCTGGAAACATCATTGCCTCAGTTGTATTTGAGGATAACAATCCAGCTCAAGAAAAGTCCGATTTAGTTTTCTATGTTGAAGGTAAGCGCGTGTGGTCACGTATGAATACAAATGATTACTATCAAAATATGAGTGATGAACGTTATTCATTCATCGTTGAAAAAATTGGTGACTATATCACGTTCAGACATTCATCTACTAAAACAATGCAGAAGTTTAAGTTATCTAATCCAAATAAAGAACTACATTTTGTTACATGGTATGGAGCAGCTTACAAGACTAATCCATCAATCACAAATAATTTAATAAGAGCTATCAGATTAGTGAAACATAATGTTGAGTACTGGCAAGATATTCCTAATAAATTTAGTAATGGCGATATTTTGAAATATTGGCAAGAAGGACAGAATATTTTTTGTGAGATTAACGATGTTAATTATTTACAATATCGAGATCCAGCTAGCACAACAATAACAGCACCTCCTGGCAAGAGCACTTTTTATTTAGCGTACAGTGATTTTTCTGCAGTACCTAAAATTACATTGAGAGGACGTGAAGCGTATATATGATTTTCACACTAACAGATAGAAATTATAATGCACTGGACGTGTATGAAACTGATGATTATTTAATCGGTAAGTACATCGGTTCTATCCTTGAAACACTTGATATCGAAGTAGCGGTTAACAGTTTAAACGCTGAACATTGGATACAAGGCTATTACATTATGTGTACAGATAAAACTGGTAGAAATTACTGGTTTACAATTTACGATGCTGACGATAGTTTGAGCGATGATTATAAAAAATTGACGTGTTTCTCAGGAACGATTGATATTGTGTCAGAAGAATTTCCACCAATTAAAGCAACGTCACCACAGCCGTTTTCATGGTATATGAGCAAGATATTTAGTGACACTGGCATTGTTATTGGAATCAATGAAATAGCTGATATGAAGCGTACTCTTGAATTTGAGGGAACTAATCACACTAACGTTGAAATGTTGCAGTTTGTATTAAACGGATTTGATAATGCTGATGCACAATTAGAAGTCGAATTTGATGGAGTTCGTCCTAAAAAGATAGTGCTAAACGTTTATAAGCACTTGGGGGCTATTGAACCACAAGAACTTTTAACATCTGAAATTGATAATTTAGAAGAGTTAGAACGTAAAGGTAGCATATCTGAATTAGGTACAGCTTTACGTCCAAAAGGTGAAGAAACAAACGAAGTGGCTCTCACTCTAAAAGGTAAATACTACGAAGAAAAAGATGGTGATGGTAATATCCTTTACTACTCGCCAAAAGATAGGATTGAAATATTCAGTGTTAAAGGTCATCAGAATTTCTTTGTAGACCTACCTAATAAAGCAAATGGAGAGTTTGATGGTTACATCGTTCGTGACTATTCTAGTCAAGCTAAAACACAGGATGCGTTGTGGAGAGAAGCGTTAATTAGATTGAAGAAAATTGACCATGCGATTATTGATTATGAAGCTAAAGGTTATATCACTTGCGGCATAGGAGATAATATTCAAATTGTCGCACTTGATATGAAACCACCTATCATGATTTCAGCAAGAGTAACTGAATACAAATTTAATGATGATGATTCATCTAGAAACGAATATAAATTCAGTAACTTTATTGATTTAGAGAGTAACATGAGTGAACTAGACAAAATCATAGCTGATATTAAGAAAGATATTGATTATGTGGTATCGACTGAAATTACCTATTCAGTTGGTAATGATAATGTCACTGTGCCGATTAATTGGTCTGTTGAAATACCCGTTGTTCCTGAAGGTAAGTACTTGTGGACTCGAACAAGTACAACTATGTCAAAAGGGACTATCAATCATGCCTATAGTATCAGCTATGTATCGATTGATGGTAAAGATGGAGAAAATGGTTTGCCAGGCAAAGATGGACAAAAAGGTGAACAAGGAGTACCTGGAGAAAAAGGAAAAGATGGAATTAATGGAGCTCAAGGAATACCAGGTAAAGACGGTTCTCCCGGAAAAGATGCAACGGAAGTTATCAGTGGTTTATTAACAAACGAGTCTATCATCCTATCAGCTACACCAACAGGAGTAGTGTCAGATTACTCCAAAGCTTATGGAGATTTTGTGGTATTTGAGGGACAAAGTAAATTAGCTAGTGGTGTCACTTATACAAAAGTATCTGAAACAGGAATGTCTAGCTCAATCAATGCTAGCGGACGTTATACGATAACCAGTATTACAATAGATACTGCAATGGCAATTTATAGAGCGACTTACAAAGGTGTTCAGATTGATAAACAAGTTATTGTTGTTAAAAATAAACAGGGTCAAAACGGGGTTAATGGTTCTATTGGTCCGCAAGGTCCTAAGGGTGAAACAGGTAGCACTGGAGCAACTGGTAGTCAGGGACCTAAAGGAGATAAAGGATTGACGGGAGATAAAGGTGCAACAGGTAATACTGGACCTAAAGGAGACCCAACAGGAATAACAGTAACGAACACGCAACCAACTTCACGATATGTCGGTATGTTGTGGCAAGATACCAGTCAGAACCCTAATCAACTAAAACGATGGAACGGTTCTTCTTGGGAGTTGTTTATTTTTTATGCAGTTAATATTAAAGCTGATAATTTAGCAGCTATCTCAGCAGTTTTAGGAGATGTGACAGGAGGTTCTTTTACTGGAGGTAAGTTTGTTAACTACTTTACTGATGTTCCATTAATCTATAACAATCAAAGTAAAGCAAGTGGACAAATGACTATAGAAAATGGAGAAGTAACCATATCTGGTTTTATTGATAAAACATATAGATTTGTTGCGAAATATTCATCAGATGCTATCTCAAGTACTATTTACCAACCTGATGGAACATCTGTAAGAAAAGCTTTTGCGATTACACCAGACGGTATTCTTTTATCAAATGCTAATGATGGCTTTGTTGGCCAGTTACTTGCTTCAAACCTCACAGAAACACCATGGATAACACTCCCATTGAGAACAGGGTATTCAATAGCCGAAGATAACCCACCTCAATATAGAATTATTTATAATCTAGATGGTACAAAGGAGATTGTTTTCCGTGGGCAATTTAAGAAAAATTCCGGGATAATGAATGCTGGTTCAGAACAATGGTTTATTCAAATTCCAGAAAATATCTACCCAGCAACTACTATCATGAGGTATGGTGCTGCTGACAACGGTAACGGATGTCGTTTATCAATGACAACTTTCGGTAGATTTGCAGCAATCATTGGTGTGACAGCTTCAAATTATGTGGAAATTAGTAGTATGACTTATCAAATAAAATAGGGAGTGTTGTTAATGCGTAAAGTTTATGTGCCTTTAGCTGAACCAAATAAGCAAGGGAAAATGTATAACGAATTTGAAATACCTGAAAATATGCCTTTAGCTCCAGATTGGGTAACTATAGAACCTCCACTGGAATATAGTTATCCTTATTTTGAGTTTGCTCAGATGAAATGGTTAGAAGATAAAGACAGAGTTATTACTGAATTAAGAAAAGAAAATACGAAGCTACAAGAAGACGTCACGAACACACAAGTAGCTTTAGTAGAAGTGTTCGAACTTATGGAAAACATGATGTAGAACTCAGAAAGGGGTCGTAAGGGAAATGATTCAAGTCTATGTGAGTTTAATTCGAAAAGGGTTGAAGTCTATTGAAGACGTACCAGAAATTTACAGGGAAGAAGTTCAAGTTATCTTGGATTCAGAAATTCAAGAATAGAGTAGTTTTATTTTTACTTAGAAAGGAGATCGTTGAAATGGCTGTTGTTTATGCAACGTTGATTGTTAAAGGAAAGAAAACATTAGATCAAGTACCAGAAAAGTTAAAAGTCGATGTATCTGAAATTTTAAAAGATTTAGAAGTTCAAGTCTAGCAAATGCTAGGCTTTTTGTTTTGTTAAAAATTGAGAAAAGGTGGTAGCGATGAGTGGAGTGGATAGACAAGACTACATATTGGCTTGAACATTTTTTAAGAGCCAATGCTGCATTGATTGCAGTAACAGGATTTAGTTTTTATGGTTTTTTTAAAATGAAGCTAAATAAAATGAAAGAAGATAAAGATTCGGTTGAT